ACACCATAATTCCCCGATCCCTTGGTCTACTTTTGCACAATATTTAACAGTGCTGTAGCAGCGTTTTCATTTGGTACCGGTTTGGCTGTGGGGTGCTGGAGGCGTAGAAAAGTACCAACCAAAAGTTGATTTTGCTTAATCAGAAATAATCAGCCTGCCTCGCTAGCATGGTGGTAAACCAACACCAGGGAAATCACCATGCAGCCATGGCAATCGGGCAAGTGCCTATTAACCGATTTCGATATTAAGATCGGCAAGCTATCAGCAAGTGTACGTAAACAACAACTCACCGACCAAGATATACAGCGGGCCTGTTCTGAGACCGACAGAGCAATAGCCAAAGTGATACAGGGGCAAGACCATGAGAAACGACCACGACATAATCACGAAAGAGGAGATGATTGAGTTGACCGGTCATCATTATAAAACCAAACAGTGTGAATCTTTACGCCGTTCCGGGATCTTTTTTATCAAGCGTCCTGATGGTCACCCAAAAACAACTTGGGGCCATTTTTTAAATCCAGTCAGTTTTCGCGGTAAGACGGTAGAACCGGAAAAAGAAGAACCCAACTTTGAGGCTATGAACAGTGGCCGGTAAGCGTAAGAATGCCGCCGATAACTGGATGCCCTCTCGGGTATTTCGTGGCCCCAGCGCTTATAACTTCAAACACCCAGACGGACGTACTATAAGGCTGTGCGCACTTGACTCTACACTGGCAGAAGTCTGGGTCCATTATGAGAAGTTCATTAATGAGAAAAAAGACAAATCAACGCTAAATACATTAGTTGAGTCTTTTTTCCGTTCTGTTGATTTCATCGATTTGGCAACAGAAACACAAAAAGACTATCGGAAATACGCTACAAAGTTATTACCAGTTTTCGGTGCCATGCACCCCGATAATATAAAACCTGAACATGTCAGAAAATATATGGATAAGAGAGGGCTTAGTAGCAGGACGCAGGCAAACAGGGAAAAAACGTTTATGTCTCGCGCTTATAGATGGGGGTATGAGCGGGGGTTTGTGAAAGGGAATCCATGTAAGGGGGTTAAGCAATTTAAAGAGGAATCCAGGGAACGCTATATTACAGATGAAGAATATAACGCTCTGTATAAAGCTGCGCCTGACATTGTGCGGGCAGCAATGGAGATAGCGTACTTGTGCCTCGCAAGACAGGCTGATGTACTTTCATTACGCAAGGATCAATTCAGAGAGTCAGGAATATACATCAGGCAGGGTAAGACAGGGGCAAAACAAATCAAGGAATGGTCGGAGCGATTACGTGACGCTATCGCACTGGCAGAGTCCCTGCCCTTACAACCTGGCATCAGCAGTGTATACATCATCCGCCAACGAACAGGACTGCGGTATACACGCGACGGCTTTAATAGTCGCTGGCGCAAAGCCAGAGAAGCAGCAAAAGAGGCTTACCCAGAATTGGACTTTAATTTCACCTTTCATGACCTGAAAGCTAAAGGTGTTTCTGATCTTGAGGGTTCACTCAGTGAAAAGCAGGCAATATCAGGTCATAAAAACATGGGGCAAACAGCGCGATATGACAGGAAAATAAAAATTGTTCCGGTGGTAGGTAATCAGAAGAAGTGATTATTTATGCGTTAGTTGAATTTTATGTTCCTAACGCATCTTCCTAACATCTTCCTAAATGTGATTTCAGGCACAAAAAAACCGCCTCTCGGCGGTTAACGACATACTCATACTACTTTGTTTTACTTGTACTTTTTTCCATGGTGCCCGGGGCGGGACTTGAACCCGCACAGCCATAAGCCGAGGGATTTTAAAAACTCTCAGGGCATTATGGAAATCAATCACTTACGTAAAATCAGTAAGTTACCAAACACGATGGCGGGTTAGTTTGGGTTGTTGTGGGTGTGGTAGTCACGAACATTGATATTACGCATCATGTATGTGACCGTTTAGCCTCATCATCATATCGTAATGAGCCTGATGACCATTGCTATAGAATATATTCTTAAATATTACAGAGTAACTCTCTCTAGCTATTTCACCTGAATCAATAAATAAATCATCTTGTAGCGAATGAGATCCATCATGAACCCATGAAATTAATGAGCGACAAAGAAATTTATCATCACCCTCAAATTTATCTGCGAGATTATTAATATCAATATTACCAAACATTTTGAAATAATTTTCAAGAATTCGTCTCATTACATTTTGGAGTGATGAAACACTTATATTCTCTTGTTTTACTTCATTCCATAACAACTGATATGATGTTTTAATTGGATTGTCTTTGTAGTTTTTAACTATACTATTCTTATTCTTATCCTTCCTGACAATCCAAAAAGTTTCATTATCTTTTAACTCCTTACCTCCGTTGTAAGTCACTTCCTTGTGGAAATATATGTTATGAGTTAATAATAAAATCTGCTTTACATCACTTTCATTGCCCCTAACCTTATTAATAATATTTCTAATAAGAGTACTTACAATAAAAAGAACATTACTATCTAAACTAGATATTGGATCATCTATCACAACCACCTTATCCTCAGTGATAAACCCTTCACCGACAGCACCTTGAACCATCCCTAAAAAATACAAAAATGTTATAAATGTCTTTTCGCCCTCACTTAATGTGTTTGCAACATGATGACCGTCATCTCTTATTATTTTATAGAATCCCGACTCTTCAGATTCAGTTAATTTAAAATTAGTAAAGCCAAAGTTGGACAACATATCATTGATAAATTCTTTGGTAGGAACAATACTTTTTATGCTTCCTTCTAGATTGCTAATTTTTATTTTTGATTCATTTATAAATTTTTTAATATTATTTATTTTTGCATCTAACTTTATAATAATCGAACGGTCTATTTGTGTTTGCTTGATATTAACATCAATTAAGTCTTTTGATTTCTCGTAGAGATATCTCCAACATTGCTTTGTAATCATATCTCTCAATGGCTGGATGTTATCTATTGTGAGATTATAATTTTCAACTGCATCATTACAATTTTTTATTGTGCTATTGATTTTTTCAACAGTAGAGTGTGTTGACTTCAACTTAATAATAATAGTGGGTTCCGAGATCTTATTGTCTATCAAATCTATATTGTAGTTAAATATCTCTTTAAACTCATTTCCTAAAGCGGATAGTTTTTCCATGCTGATATAGTAATTTTCTTTATGCCCTAAATATTTCTCAAGAGTAGAAAAAACATGACTTCCATATAGCAAGTAACTTTCCTTTACTCCACTTAATTCATTAATTTTATCATCAAATGTTTTGTCAAAAAAGTCCTCTATATCATTTTTGAATTTCTCACTAACTTTTTGTTGACAAAATGGACAATTATCATTAGATGTTTTAAGGTACTCCTTACCCTTTAAAACCCAATCACTGTTATTAAGGTAATTAATTAGATTAGATATATCTACATTATTCTTCCCTACTATAGACTGTTTAAATATTTCTTTACCTTCAATTTCATCTGAACTATTTACTAAAAATTCTAGTATCTCTATTTTTTCTGGTTTTGATCTAAAAAAGGTAGTGCATTTATTTTCAAGCTCCTCAATCTCTAATAATTTTTCTGCATTATCAATTTGATTCATTATTTTATTAAAATAAAGATCTTTGCTACCTCTAAATCCTTGCAGAGCATCTTTTATTTTTTCATCATACTTTCTCCTAATATTCCAAAGTGCATCTTTCAGAATAGCCTCTGCACTATCAAGCTTGTTTTTTGATTTCTCTAATATCTCATTGTCATTATTTAATTTTTCAGAATTATTTTTTATTTTTTTATTTTCTATTTTTATTGATTCTCTAATCTCAACGTTTTCGGTACCTAAAGTGAATACACCTTTTATACTCTCACTTTGAGCAAAATTATCCCTAACGAAATCTCTATTATATACTAGTACCTTCTTCCTTTCTGAAGTCCATTCAATCAAGCATTCATTATAGGCTTCAGGGGTTCTTAAAATATTGGATATTGTCGTTTTTCCACACCCATTGGCTCCATAAATATAATTAATCACCCCTAAAGGTCCTAAATTTTCAGGTATAGACCCATAACTTGCTACATTTGAAACCAATACATTTCTTATCATTTATATAACCCATCTAAAGCCGATCATATGGATTCAAACTCACTGCCGCTTCTAAATGATCCGGTGCAAAGTGGCTATAACGCATGGTCATTTGGATAGTGGAGTGCCCGAGGATTTGTTGCAGTACTAATATATTGCCGCCGTTCATCATAAAATGACTAGCGAAAGTATGGCGTAGAACGTGGGTTAACTGGCCGGTAGGTAATACCAGTTTAGCCCGGTCAATAGCTTGACCAAATGCGTCATAGGCATTGACGAATAAGCGCCCTTTCATCTTTGGAATCAGTTTATGCAGTTCCGCAGAAATAGGGACTGTACGGTTCTTTTTACTCTTGGTGTTGATGTACGTAATTTTATTTGGCATCACCTGAGCTTGTCTTAGCTGCTCCGCTTCACTCCAACGCGCGCCGGTGGCTAGGCAGATACGAACGATAATACCGAGATCTTTATTGCTGGAGTTATCGCACTCATACAGTAAACGCTTAATATCGTCTTCATAAAGGAAAGTTAACTCGTTTTCACTTTCACGAAATAGCCTAACCCCATCCAAGGGATTAGCATGATTCCAATGCCCTAGCCTTTTTAACTCATTAAATACCGCTCGTAGGTAGGCATGTTCACGGTTAACCGTTGCCTCTTTTGGTGGCTTCACAGCTCCGTATTTTGGTTTAGGGCTAAACTCACCGGCTAAACGTTTTTTACGGTAATTGGCAAATACTTCGCGGTTAAAATCAGCAACGGCAGGATCGCCCAAGTTATCACATAGGATATTGAGTTTATTTAATCTTGCTTCGCCGTCACTCAAAGAGCGCCCGTGGAGTTCATACCACTGACCGACCAATGTTTTTAACCTCTGCGCGGCAGTCTCTGCCGGTGTGTAGTCAATATCCAGATCACCACGTTGCGCTAATTGTTCACGTTCAAAGCGCAACGCCTCGCCGCGAGTAACAAAGGTTTTCCTAACCCGCTTACTGTCACGGCCATCTGAGTAAAAATCACAGACCCACTTCCCGTTGGGTAACTTCCGTACTGCCATAAATAAGTCCTCAAGAATAATCCCTTGGGCCTATTTACTGTATATAAAAACAGTAGTCAATGTTTGATATGCAGCACAACAAACATCTGATTAAAAACTAACGCGTGCATGTTTTCTTTGATTTACTGATAGAGCCATCATTACAGACAAATTTCCCATTCTCACAATGGGATACTCCGCCTTTTTTACCAGAACACGGGTAGTTTTTTGCCATAGTGATCGTAGGTAAAGACAAAAGAAGAATACCGATTACAGCACTAGCTAATAATTTCATTAGATTATTATTCCATTAGTGCGTCGATTATTTTTTAGCGCCGACTATTACTATTAATAGCCAGTGATTTCACCGACAACTTTCGCCAGTATATTAACCTCACTAACCGGCCAATTGACATCATTAATTAGCCATATATCACATGGCAAGCGAGTAATATTACTAATTGAGGTCACACCAGCTTTTTCTACCAGCCACCGGCCGTCAGCGATATTTTTAAATTGACGTTCGATAAGAAAATAGCTTTTCTCATTCGGGAAGGATATTAGTTCAGGCTCAAGAATCTGTACAGGCAACAACGCTAAATCTAGCAATATTGGGGATACATCTATTAGTAAGCCATCTTCAAGATTTTTATGAGCAATAGATTTTACAGCTTCACATGCAGTAGCTTTAACCGGTTCATGAGGTTCACCCTCACCAGTGGTAAGCCAGTACAGCGAAACACCTGTTTCTAAAGCGCAGAGCACAATCTCTTTGCCCGGAAAGTAATCACGTTTGATCCAAGTGCTGATAGTTCCCGTTCCTGCACCTAGATAAGCCGCTAACTCTCTTTGTACTTTAAAGCCATAGGCTTGCATCATTCTTTCTACTGCTGCGATTCCGCCACTCAAACACTTTTCATTCACAATGATAAAAAATTCCTTTTCATATTTACGCCCATGATTGCTTTAGGTAAAGCTCAAATGGCGATCAGCATGCTGTAATTTCCCCAACAACTTTAGCCAAAATACTAACCTCACTAACCGGCCAATTGACATCATTGATCCGCCAGACATCACCCGGTAAACGGGTAAGCTCACTGATAGATACAACTCCCGCTTTTTCAATAAGCCACAGGCCATCAGTGATTTTCTTGAATTGGTGCTCAACCAGAAATGAACTCTTGGCATTAGGTGAAGAAATCAACTCAGGTTCATCTATCTGTACTGGAAGTAATTCAGGATCAAGTAATACGGAGCTGGCATCGGTTAACAATCCATCAACCAATTTTCTGTGCTGAATTAATTTAGCGTGTTCTTTTTCATTAGTAGCTTTGTCAGCTTCCCACGGTTCACCTTCCCCAGTTGCTAACCATTGCAAAGATGCACCCGTTTCAAGTGCGCACTGAACAATTTCTTTGCCGGGAAAATACCCACGTTTGATCCACGTGCTTACTGTTCCATGACCAACACCAATTTTTCCTACAAGCTCACGTTGCGTTGAAAAACCGTATGCTTTCAATAGCCTATCTACAACAGCCTGTCCGCCACTAAAAATCATTCAATATTCCCGCCAAAATAATATTGACTCGTACAACTATGAGGATTAAATTCCTCATTATTGAACACAGACACAAATTAACCCGTATTAACCACACATTACAGGATGCACCATGATTCAAAACCTTGCAATCACAGTAACCTCGCCTTATTTATCCCTGCCCGAGTTCTCAAAATTGAGCGGAATCCCTTATGAAACCTGCCGTGGCATGGTGAAAGATGGTCGTCTACCTATCCGCCAGAAAGTTCGCAAAATGGAAAAGGTTCTCGTAAATATGATCGCTCTCACTAAAGAAGCGGCGAACCAGTAATGTACGATATTCAAATTTGCCAACTAATTGTCGGCATATGTGAGGAAGTAAGCCATGTTTGATTTTTCAGTGTCCAAACATCCGCACTTTGACAACGCCTGCCGTCAGTTTGCTTTAAAGCATAATTTAGTTGAGTTGGCAGCAAACGCAGGGATCTCGGCGCAAGTGTTGCGTAACAAATTGAATCCTGAGCAGCCACACCGCCTAACCGTTGACGAACTACTGTGCATCACCGACCTGACCGAAGACCCAACGTTATTAGACGGCCTGCTGTCACAAATCAATTGCATGCCGTCAGTGCCAGTCAATGAAGCCTGCCCCGGCAATATCCCGACTTATGCGCTACATGCTACAGCCGCGGTGGGTTCTATTGCAGCCGCTGCGGTACAAGGCAACCATAAAACAGCGTTCAGCAAATCTGCTCTGCTGGATAGCGTCAATACTGCGATTCGCCATCTGTCACTGATTGGTCTGACTGTGCAGGCGCGCATTCAGTCAACCCCTGCGCTTGCTTCAACCGTTGATGTTATTAGCGGCTTGAGTGCTGTCGCCGGTTTGAGTTGAGGTGTCTTTATGATTATTTCTATTGCCACATTGTTGAAACAGCAAAGCCCGGTAAACCTGCGCCATTTCGGTAACGGTGTGCTGGAGTTGAAGAACGGCCAGCGCTGGAAGCCGGGAAGTAATCAAAAGGCGTTTTTACAAGAATTGTCCTCTGCAAAGAAGACGCCAATATTGCGCCGTTTATTCGGGCGTTAATTGGGGGTTATATGTTGCAATTAACGGAATCTGAAAAATTAAGAATGACGGGTATTGCTCGTATTGCTGAATTGAAAGAAACGCATTTCCGTAATAGAAAGAATGTTGCTCAAGAGGCTTTTGATAAGTCACCGGCACATTTGCGTAAAACAATTTGTTTTCATGCAGGGTTAAAAAAACGCCATGTGAATATGCAGTTTTCAGAGTTAACTCCAGCAGAAAGAGAATCTGTTGTTGAAGCGTTAAATTACTTAATTGAGTTTACTCGTTCGCTGCCGTCGTTTGTCAGTAATGATGACTGCGCGCTGAATATTATTAATTAATTATCATCGCAATATATGGCGTTCTACTCGCCGGGTTTCGTATTGCCTAAAAATAGGAGTTATCTATGCAGAATACAGAACAGAATATATGGGTTTTCGTAGACCCCGCAAAGCCGGGCAGTGAGAGCACAATCACAATGACGTCAGTTGAATCAATGGAGCTAATGCTCAATGAAGCGCGCATGGATGAAAGAAAGAATCAGGCCGCACTGGTTTCATTTCGGCTGGATGAGATAGCTAATCAAATTCTAAACCGAGAATTGAACGGCATAGAGGCGGCGGAGCTGCTTAACCAAATCGCTGAGCACATAATCACTCAGTCTTATGACCAGCATTAATAATATGCGCGGACGCATTACCCCAACTCCGCCGTTGCCTTATCCGGGCAGCGGCGCTGCTGTTCCTGCCTATGCCTATCCCGGCAGTAAACCACGCCAAACCCTTGCACCAGCAAGACCGCTTACCCGTGAACAACTGATTCAGGGGCAAGCTGTTTTAGCCAATATCAATAATCTGCCTCATTTTCTGCGTAGTCAGTTTGTTTCTCGTTATGAGTACCTGTTAGCCAATAAAGGGCTAAACGACGCAAATAAATGGCTGGTGTTTGTCTTTGACCAGCGTATCTGGCCGCGTATTCAGGTGGTCAATAGCAAAAATGTTATGCGCCTCAGTGCGTCAATGAGCTTTTCCACTGATGCCCCAACTTATGCCAGCCTCGCGGGCATGCATGATAAAGAGCTGCGCCGCTTTGCCCGCAAAATCGGTGATGAGCTAATGGTGGCGTACAACCATCATTGTGATGAATGCATTAAGGCTAATCAGGGTGACAGGGCTGTTTTATGGCAGACTGATACACAGGTAAGGATATACGGCGATCTTGCCAGAATGGCGCGCGCTTTTAATATCACCCCGATGCACTGGCGCAAATACCTGAAAGGCCGGTTAGATATCACCTCAGCTATCGCCAGTCTGTCACGGCTGGTTAACCCTGAGTGGTGGGAGCGCAAACTCAAAGCACAGAGAACCCGTTGGCGGGAAGCGTTATTGATTGCTGTCGGTAATGTCAGCCGTGATAAGTCAGCGTATGCCAGTAAGCAGGCCATCCGTGAAGTGTTCGCCCGTCGCCAATCTAATCTGGAATATCTTAAAAGCTGCCAGTTAGAAAATATTGAAACCGGTGAGCGCATC